ACACCCCTTGTAACACCACCTTTCGAACCTTATTCACTCCAGATGCTTGAGTATCTTGATAGTGTTAGGGAATCTAGAGCGGGTGTATCAAAAATGTCTCAGGGTATGAATGAAAATGCTCTTACATCTCATACGACTGCTACTGCTGTAAATGCTGTAATGACTGCTGCCCAAAGCAGAGTTGAACTGATAGCGCGAAACTTTGCTGAGACAGGTGTAAAAGATCTTATGCGCACTATCTATGAACTCCTGTTGAAAAACCAAGATAAGAAACGAGTTGTGATGTTAAGAAACGAATGGATTCCAGTACGTCCTGACTCATGGAATGATAAATACGATTGCACAGTAAGTGTTGCTCTTGGTAATGGTAACAAAGATCAACAGTTAGCACATCTTTCTGCTATGCTGTCCTTTGCAGGGGAAGCTATGAAGGGTGGTCTTTCTATTGTTACTGAGCAGAATATGTACAACATTGGTGCTGCAATGGTAAAGAATATGGGTTTTCAGAATGTACAGGATTTTCTTACTGATCCTTCTCAGGCACAGAAACAGCAAGGACCGTCTTCTGAAGAGCAAATGGCTCAGATGGAAATGCAATTAAAGCAGAAAGAACTAGAAATAAAAGCTGCTGATGTTCAAGTTAAACAAGAAAAGATAAAGCAGGAATATCAGAAGAATGCTGTCGATGCACAACTAAAAATAGCTGAACTTAAACTTGAGCAGGAACAAGAGCGAGCCGTAGCTATAGGAGATACCTAATGCCTGAACATTGGAAACAACATAAACCCGGTTCTGAAGCTTGGAAGAGAGCTAAAAGAGAACATAAACTTTTAGAATTAGCTGGAAGTGGGAAAAAATCTAGGCGAACGGGAAGGCGTAGACGACCTAGAGTAGACTATGTTACATAAATATGACTGACGAACGAAGAGAAGAAAAAGCTAAACGACTTCTTAGTGATCCTCTTTTTATAGAGGCATTTGAAGTATTAAGAAAAGATTTAATGGGCCGCTGGGACCACAGTGGCTCGGATGAATCCGAAGCCAGAGAAACAATCTGGCTCGCGATGAGACTGCTTGACAAAATATACAATCATGTAGAGTCTATTGTTGAAACTGGACGCATGAATAAAATTATGGACAAGCAACACCCATTCATTTAAAAGAGGATTTTGATTATGGCGGATACGCAACCAGCCCCGCAACCAATAGTAGTATCTGACGATAGTGCGCTAGATGGTAGTTTAACATCAGCGCAAAACGCACTTTTACAGTTAATGAACCCTCAAGAGGAAACTTCAGAAACTGAGGAAGTACAACCTACCGATGTTGAAGAGTCTCAACCTGAAGAGGAAGGCGAATCATTTGAGGAGGAATCCGAAGAAGCTTTAGCAGAAGAGTCCGAAGAGGATGAATCTGAAGAAGTTACTGAGGAGTCTGACGAAGAAAGTGAAGAGGAACTTCTTTACGCTGTCACCATTAATGGTGTAGAGCGGGAAGTATCCCTTGAAGAACTTACTAAAGGCTATTCACGCCAGTCAGATTATACCAAAAAGACGCAAGACTTAGCTACTAAACGTAAAGAAGCTGAAGATGTACATAAACAGGTGTCTTTACAGATGGAGTATTTACAAGTCGAGCGTCAAGAATATATAAACGCTTTGAGCCAAATGGTTCAAAATTCTATGGTTGGTCTTGAAGACTATTCAAACATAGATTGGGAAACCTTGCGACAGGAAGACCCCATTACTTATGTTACAAAGAAAGAAGAAGAAAGAGACGCTAAAGAAAGGGTACAGCAAATGCTTGGGCAGCAACAGGCTGCACAATCACAAGAAGAATCCCATCAGAAAGCTATGTACGTAGAACATAAACAAGAAGAAACTAAAAAACTTGTTGGTGCTTTACCTGATTGGGGTAACCCAGAAAAACGAGCAAAACTTTCTTCCGAACTCAGAGAATATGCTACAAGTCAAGGCTTTACGGAGAATGATCTAAAAGCACTCGTAGACCACCGTTATGTGGTTACATTATATAAAGCGAGTAAATATGATAAACTCCAAGGCTCTGATATAAAGCAAAAGAAAACCAAGAATAAACCAAAGGTAATTAGATCAGGAACTCTTAAAACGAAATCTGCTTCTAGTAAAGAAAAGCGCAATATACAAATGAAGCGTCTTCAGAAGACAGGCCACGTCGATGACGCAGCCTCTCTGCTAGAAGAAATGTTTAATTCCTAATTAAGGAGATAATAAAATGGCAATCGCTACAAATACGTCACTAACCTATAGTTCAGTGGCGATACGCGAAGACTTGTCTGATGTGATTTATAATATCGCTCCTATGGATACACCTTTCCTTTCTGGCTGTGCTAAAATGAGTGCTGACAACACGAAATTTGAGTGGCAGGTAGATTCGATAACAGCAGGTGCAAATAATCGTCATTTAGAAGGCGATGATTCACCTGATGCTACGGCAAGAGTGCTTCCAACGCGACTTTATAACTATACTCAGATCAGTCGTTACATTGCCCAGACCTCGGGAACCGACGATGCAGTCGATTACGCAGGTCACGGCAAACATCAAGCCTACATGCTAGCTAAACTCGGAAAACGTATGAAGAGGGACATGGAAGTCATGCTCACTCAGAACATCATATATTCCGCTGGTAATGCTACTTCAGGTAGGCAGACTGCGGGTGTTCCTGCATGGCTCAACACCGCTCATGTGGCAGGTGGGTCTGGTGGATCACCTACTGCTGGTGCAACCGGTGGTACGGCTATGGTCAACAATACGTCAACTGCTGCTTGTACGGAAGCCAACATCAAAGCAACCATCAAGGAAGCCTACGATGCTGGTGGACAGCCAGACATGATGCTAGTTCCGTCTGTTGTAAAGCAGACAATCTCTTCATTAGCGTCAGTAGGTTCAGGTTCGGTATCGCTAGGTATTCCGCCTCGTAACAACGTCTCTGGTAAGGGCCAAGCAACAGCTGTGGCCGCTGTAGATGTTTACATTTCCGATTTTGGGACTTTCAAAATAGTTCCAGATAGGAACTTGGCTGCGGATGGACCCGGCTCAGTTGCTGCTAATGTTTTCTTTTTAGACATGGATTACTGGGGTGTTGCATGGCTCCGGCCTTTCCAGACTGTCGATATGGCAAAGACAGGCGATTCCACCAAGCAGATGCTTCTTGGTGAGTATGGTCTTGTTTCTAAGAACGAAAAAGCAAGCGGTATTCTTGCATCAGTAAGTTAAACGAGGAAGGGGCGGGGAAACTCGCCCCTAACTTTCTATGAAAGATAAAGATATTGAAACTGCTGTTAATAAGATGGTGAAGAGTAAGAAAGCTTCTCCTAAAACTTCTAAATCGAAAGACCCGACGGATGCCGCTGGGTGGTTAAGGAAGGCTTACATCGACGCCGATCCTGCAGATGGTGCGCCTAAAGTGGGGAACATGGGCTATGTCTAAACATGTTATTGATAACGACGAAGTTCGCCTCACTGAGATACAGTTTAATTCAGCTGATGATTCGTTTAATTTCAAAACCACTCAGAATGCTGAACAAATTCTTAACGAGAATAAGGCGAAGTATAACGCATACGGAGATAAACTCTCTCTTGGTAAGAGGGGAGAATGGCATCATACTGCCTCCATTCCTATTACTGTATGGGAGAAGTGGATGCAGGATACTAATGGGGCTATTTCAAAGGACACTAAACTTTTGGCTGCTTATCTTAATGACCCCGATTACAAGTATTTCAAAGTAGCCCCAACTAACCTATAAGGTAAAAGATATGATTGACATTAGCAACGTGTTTAGACCCCGAACGACCCATACATTATCCGCAACTACAACCAGTGGCGCGGTCGCAACATCTGCATTCAACGCGCAAACACAGACAGTTATGGTAACTGCAACTGCTGGTTGTTTCGTTGCTTTTGATCCAGATCGTCCTGCCACAACAGCCTCAACTTACATCGCAGCTGATACACCTTACTTGTTCCGTGTAGAGGGGGGAAATATGGCTTCAGCGATTACTGGAGCAAGCGTAGCAACTGTCTATATTACTGAACTGACCAGATGAGACAAATTGCTATTGTAGGACTTGCGCCATCAACTCACGATGATGCACCCTATGAAGACCCCGATTGGGAAGTATGGGGGTTGCCGTGGGATAACGAAAGGTATCCTTACTTCGATAGGTTGTTTGATATACACCCCTTAGAGTGTATAAGGGAGGCGACTCCTTCATTCTACCAGCCGGGATATGAGGATAGATTGAGGGAGCTAGGTGTCCCTTTATATATGCAACAGGCTTACCCTGATATCCCTAATGCTATTGAATATCCTCTAAAAGTGGTATCTAATCTTGTGGGAGATTATTACAATTCCTCTATAGCTTATATGCTGGGGTTGGCTATATTTGAGTACGCTGACAAGATAGGTATTTGGGGTGTTGATATGGACGGACCCGGTAAACCGGGCCATGCCGATGAATACAGAGATGAACGCCCCAACTGTGAATACCTGCTTGGGTTTGCCAAGGCAAAAGGTATAGAAATTTACTTGCCGGAGAAATGCCCGCTACTTAAATTTGGTGGGGAGTTCCCACTGGGAATTATTACCCCCAACTACGGGCATCGTTATGGTTATTTGGCATTGCACTAGAGACAAAACATGGCAATAGGAACTTACGCTGAACTAAAAACCGCTGTCGCCAACTGGCTGGATAGGGATGATCTGACAGATCGGATACCTGAGTTTATTGCTTTGGCTGAAGCAAGAATGAATAGGGTATTACGTATACGTCTGATGGAGGGGAAGTATACCGCATCGACTGTGGGAGCACAGAGGAATTACGCACTCCCTACTGGTTACTTGCAAATGCGTAACCTACAGATTAACACCGACCCAATAAGGCCATGCCAATATGTTACTCCTGAGATATACGACAGACTGTACGGGAGCACTTTAACCGGCACACCCGAGATATACACTATTGTCGCTGGCGAAATTCAGCTAGGCCCTATCCCGGATGGAGTACAAACTATAGAGATGCTCTTCTATAAGAAGATTACGTCCCTTTCTGGAAGCAATACAACGGAAGCTATGTTGACAGACAATCCAGATATATACCTATACGGGGCGTTGATGGAAGCAGAGCCTTTTATTATGAACGACGAGAGGGTCGGGTTGTGGGCGCAAGGATTCCAAACGGGTGTAGACAACCTCCAACAACAAGATAACAAGGATCGTCACTCAGGGTCTGCACTTAGAGTGATGAATACGAGTGGTTACTATTGACAGCCCCTATAACATGGGCAGAGGCTACCTCTCCCATCCTATGGAGTAACATAGGGATAGACTGGGATACGCCAGCCAGTTGGCGACAGCGGTTTTTAGTTCAGCGTAAGTTCCTATTGCCATGTTTTGTCT